CCTTCATTCTGTCCCGAATCGAGATGATGGTCGTGCGTGGCAACCCACACGACCGGGCAATCACCGAAGGACTTTGTCCCGCAATCAATGCCGACTCCACCTGTGCTAGGATCTCCGGTTCCGTCGTGTTGCCTCGTGCCATTTCTGTCCTCTCTTAGTTTTAACGCAATTCTCATTGCTTTGTTGATTTCTTCCATCGTTGGGTCGCCATCGATGTCAAGCCATAGCGGATTATTGTCAAACCATTTACTGGGACCTGTTTCAACAATAACTTGTATACCTATAACCCAGTCATCCCGCATCACATCGGAGCTTGGAAACTGCCCGATCATATCTCTGACTCGTGAGAAGCCATGCACGTAAACATCATGCGGATGTATACGACATTTGCTGTACCACGTTGTCACACCGTTGACTGGATAATGGACGCCGATGACATAACCTGCCCTCATTGCCGGAAGTGCGTGTTCAAACTTCATTATTCTTCCTTGTCCTGGCGAACTCTGCGCCGGTAGTGCATCTGTCCGTGGCACAGATAACACAACACCTGGACATCCTCCATCTGTTCGCCACCCAATCGGATGTACGTCAGGTGATGGACATCGAGCTTGTATCCATCCTCCTGACGCTTCCCACACTGCTCACATGTCCGACCGGACCGCTCGAGTGCTTTGGTCCGAATGTCCTGCCATCGCTGAGAGCGCATGTATTTGCGCCGATAGTCTCGCCATGTCTCATCGATGACCGCGCTGGAGGCGCCTATAGCCTTCAGGAGACTGTAGGTGTTCGCCCATGGCTTCGCCATCACCGACGTTATGATTTTGTCTGTGTCCACTTGATTTCGTCCTTCACAGGATGAAACTCACCCCACATCCAATCATCTGCGTACAGTGATTCTGGATCGAGTGTGAGGCCCTGTAGAGTCTTTGACTCAGTGTCTGACGTTTGCATCACGAATGCCTCGTATAGGTCGACATAGCGAATGTGAACGTCACTGGCAAAACATGCTCGAGCGATTGGTTTGCCATTCATCAATGGCTCGATAACTTCTGCGAACTTCATTCGAATACCTCCCAATCGTCTCGCAAAAACAAAGATGCATCTACAAAGTTGCCGTACTCATAAGTTGACGGGTTGGTAATTACTCGTTCACCTGTTGTGCTTAACCAGACCATCTCCGGAACAAAACGAACAAACTCACAAACCTGAACGTAAAACTCTTCTTCGGAATCTGTATTCATTTTCCTAATGTCAGGAATCGTCAATTTCTTGCCATCTAATAAAGCTTGCAATGCTTCAATTCCTGTCATTCGACCACCGTCCAATCTCGCGCCAGGACATCGGTCCCTGTCAATGTTGCGAATCCCTTCGAGATCCATTGGTTGCTCCCAGTGAGCTCATAACGCATCAGCGCACCTTCGACGAGTCTAAGTTTCCAGCGTGCTCCATCACGTTGCACAGCTGCACCAGCGCGAATCGATTCCATGATGGTGTCGAATGTCTTACGTGTATAGCCGACGTTTACACCTTTTCCGCAGATCAGGAAATAATCGACGCGAAGCGATGGCTCAGTCGACAACCACTTGTTGAAGCGTCGTGAGTCAATGCCATGTGATTCGACAGCCTCGCGACGGTCGATTCCCTGGACAACCATGTCTGCGACTTTGGCGACGATGTCTCTCTTCTGGTCGAGCGTGTGCACGATGTCGCGTGGTGTTGATTCGCCACCATGACCAGCTTCGTTGAGCCACTTCGAGATGATGGCCCGTGGCATTCCGATTTGAGCTGCTGATTTGCTGATGCTGTGTCCTTCAGCCATCAGTGCGATAACCTTCGCCAGCATCTCAGCCTTCTGTTCCTTTTTGTACATGTTTACCCCTTCAAGTAAAACACCAGGCACATTCGGCGGGAATGTACCTGGTGCGACAGCGAGTGTGAAAGCGCAGAAGTTACTCGCTGGCGTCTTCACCGAATGGATCTTCGATGTCGTCGGTCTTGATGGTTGGCTGTGCGATTTTTGTGAGTTTCTTCTTTGCACTCACTGGAGCGACCGACACGATGGCATTCGTCATGTTGCCGCGTGTGTTTAGTTTGGCGTCGACCGTGACCATCCACTGCTTTGCGAGCATGTCGTCAACGTCGAGCTGGTGAAACTCAGCCTGTGTCAGGCGGCGTCCGAGCATACCGTCAAGAAGCACTGTGAGTGCCTGTCGGTCGTTGCCGTATCCCTGACGTGTGTACTTGAAGAAGCGGTAGGCGTTGCCGTTGCTGTCGCCATACTCAGTCGTTTCGAAAGTGAACTTGAAGTTCGGAAGCATGACGCTCGGGTCATCGTACGATGGACGGTCGACCGACTCGAGGTTCGCCAAACGACAGACGTATGCACCTGCTGGTGCTGCTTCAAACTGTGAGCTGCCATCGCTGAACGATGCAGATGAAAAGAAACCCATATCTCGATACTCCTTTGGTCATAAGACCACTCTGTTGATGACAGTGCTGGATCAATCACCAATCCAGTAAGTTATTCTCCCAGCACCGTCACGGTTGACATTACCAAACATCGAACCACTTGTCAAACAAACTGTCGATGCTGTTCCGTGTGCCAGCGTTAGCGCCCGGCACGCAGGAACAGTTTCGACTTATACCCCTAAGCCAGCACGCGTCTAAACATGCTGGCAGGGGGGTTTCCAAAGGGGGGATTTTCCTGACCTGTTCCCGTTTTCTTATCCTTAAGGGCGGAACAGGTCGGGAACAGGTCACGGGAACAGGTCAAACGCCTATAAAAGGCCTGTCGGACGGTACAGTTTTGCGTTGCGTGGACCCTTGTCAAACGCCACGATTCGAGATGCTTCGAGGTCCGCGAGTGTCGCAGCCACGACCGATTTTCGACCACCACATAACTCAGCCAGACGTGCCTGAGAAATGCCTGGTGAATCGCTGATGAGCTCGATGAGTTTGGCCCGAACTTCCTGTGTGATGGCTTCTGAACGCGCACCAGCGTCGAGCGTTCTGACCTTCGTGAGACCTTCCTCATCGCGGATCTCGAATGTGACATCGATGGCGTCCTCGTCACTGATGAGACGGCCCTTCGTGACGTACATCCGGTAGAGTCCGTTCGCCTGCTTCTCGACCGAATATGCCATGTCAGCAGCTGCGACAATCTCCGCAGCGCCTCGCATACCTTCGTGCTTGACTGTTCCGTCCGTGCCACCTTTACGGTTGTGGTGTGCGATGAGCACAGTGATGCCGACGTCCAGGAGTTTCTTGAACGAATCGTAGAGTCGACGCATCTGTGAGTTGTCATTCTCGTCCAGACCATGAACGCGCACCAGGGAGTCAATCATCACCAGCCCGATGTCGTTCGCTTGACAATGTTTCACGATTCGTTCGACATCGAGCACATTGTCGAATCTGATGCCGACACGGTTGAGGTAGCCCATTCCTTCAGCCGAGCGCATTCCGAGCTTCCTTAGGCGTTGTAGGACCTTCTGGACGCCCATCTCTTCATCGATGTACAAAACCTTAGTCTGTGGAATCTCAAACTCTGATAACCACTTATCGCCGTAGACAGCTGCACGAATGAGATCGCACATCACCCACGTTTTTCCACTGCCCGGAGGTGACGACAGGTAGTGAAGTCCACCAGTCGAGAGGATGTTCGGAATCAGCCAGGACTGAGCACCGAGTTTGCCTTCCTCGACTTCCATTCGAGTCCAGTCCCACACCTCCCATGGTGCGATGGTCTCACCGCCCGGAAGGTCGTCCGGGACATTACCCTGTGCCCATTGAACCCAGAAGCGACCAGTGGTCTCGAGGATGGTCTCGTGGTCGAGTGCTGGTTCGCAGTAAGTGTCAGACCACCATGTCGAAAAGACGTTCGCCTGGTCAATGCTGAATCGCTTCGCCCGGAGGAATCCGAGCAGTGTGACCAGCGCATTGTTTCGTCCGCCGAATGGTCCACCACTCGCTGGATGCGGCTGGAACAATCTGTCCCAGTGATGCTCACCGTGAGCTACGACGCGAGCATGCGTCGACATGTCTCCGGCCACCATGAGCCGGAGATCGTCTAGTGAAAGTTCTTCCATCTAATCCTCTATTCCGAAAAGTCCTGCGTGTCCAGCGCAGTCATCAACAATACACTGACATCTCGAGCATGGTCAACCATGCCCATGACTCGCATCTGTTCCACACCAACCACGGCATGGTTGAAACAATACAGCAGGTAGTCGCCGTGTTTGTATCGACCCAGATTCCAGTTGCCCCGCTCGCGCTTAGGGAGGTCTCCCGCTTTGGCAGCGATAAGCAGACGCGACCACTCATCACCCCATGGATGAGCGGTTTGTGTCTCCTTGACGATTCTGGAGGCTTCTGTGGGGAACTTCGCGAGTTCGACGAGTTTCGGGAGTTCGCGATTCTTCCAGTTTAGAGTTCCAGGAACTCGTAGGATTCTTGACGGGTTCTTGCACTTGATGTCTGCGGCACTCGAGAGTGAGAGCATCCATCGTTCAAGCAGCTGCACGAACTCGCGTTGTTCTGTTGGCTTAGTCCCAATACCAGCCACTTTGAGTCTTCGGTAGCAGTGGAGTCCCTTGCCTGATCTGACAGCGACTGTGACTTTATCAAGCGTTGCAGTCTGGTCCAAACCAGTAAGGTCATCGATGTCACACCAAAGTACACCAGCAGTATGGACGTCATTGTCCCTTCCTCCTTTGCGCCAGCGTGGAAGCACACCGACGTACACGTCATTTCCTTCGTCGCTCCATTGGACGCACGCCTCGCCGATTCCAGTCCAGTCGTCGACTGTCCGTGGAAGCTCATAAAAGCGCATCTGATTTCGTCCTTGATTCAGACATCGAATCTCGACGAAGCCATCAGGATATGGTTCGAAAAGCCATGACAGAAATGTCACGGCCTGTGAAACTCTATTCATTTTTACCCCTTACAATGCCTGCATGTCCAAGCAGGTCCCAACACATTACCGTAACCAACCGATTCAGCCCATCGAGATAATCGACGCGTATGGCCTCGACTTCAAGCGTGGCAATGCTCTCAAATACCTTCTCCGCGCAGGTTCTAAACATGGCGAGGAGAAGACCGACGACCTACAGAAGGCCATCTGGTATCTCGTCTGTGAACTTCACGGCATCGAGCTCGCAGACGAAATCAATCAGCATCTATCAGCTCATCCCGCTTTGGATGCCTAGATACTGGCATGTGGCTTCGACTGCTTCCTCCCACGAGTAAGCAACGACCCAGAGGTAAGCATCACCAACAGACTCACGGAAGGCGATTTGTCCTGGCGTGAGTTTGTTTTTGCCTGCCTTCATCTCGATCCACATTCCACAGTGCTGTCCCATCTGGACCGGAATAAAGATGTCCCAGACGCCAGCCTTGAGGCCTTCAGACTTCAAACGACCGGCAGTAGCCTTGCTTCGGTATCCACCGTTTGGAATGGCGTGGATAGTGTCAAGGCGTGGATGTCGTCCACCCATCACTCGGCACCAGTTGAAAAACGCAATCTGATGTTCTGATTCTGTCAAAGTTCTATTCCTTCCAAAGTCTCGAAAAGCACCTCCGCTTCAGGCAGTCCACGAAGTTTCTCGAGCGCTCGCGACTGTATCTGCCTGATTCGCTCGCGTGAATATCCGACCAGGAGACCAACGTCCTCGAGCGAGCGTCCATCGATGAGACCATCGAATCCGAAGCGCAGCCGGATGCACGCCATCTCGCGGTCCGTCAGATGTTCCATCAGTTTGTACAGCTGCGCGTAGAGTGCTTCGCGGTCGAGAGCATCACCAGGCTGAGGAGTATCGGTGGCCACGTATTCGCTGAAACTCTGACCGTATGCGTTCGGTTCATCGAGTGACTTGATATCGACACGCTCCATCGAGGTGATGTCAGACAGATACTGGACGTCGAGAGTTTTGAGCTGATGGCGGAGATACTTCGGAAACTCATCGATGCGCGACTGTATCCACTCGAGCAGTTCCGGCATCGATGGCGACTCACCATGTTTCAGGACGTACGCCTGGCGCGAGATGCGGATGTGCGTGATCTTCGCGATGACGTGCGATGGTAGTCGAATCTCGCGACCACGATTCTCGACTCCTCGACCGATGGCCTGTCGAATCCAGTTCGTGGCATAGGTCGAGAAGCGATAGCCCTTGTTCGGGTCATACCGCTGAATCGCGTGGTGAAGTCCGAGCATTCCGTCGGTCATCATGTCCTCGTGAGTGCATCCACGGCCCTTGAAGCGTTTCGCGATGATGGAGATCAGGCGCTGGTTGTACGTCATCAGTTCTTCGGTCGCACGCTTGATGTCTCGCTCGGTCCCTGCCTGCACCATGCGACCTAAGAAAAACTCCTCCTGTGGAAGGAGGAGGTCTTGACCACTGGCGAGTCTACTGGAGCGATACTGGCTCCATGTGTCGATGCGCTTAGTCACGAGCGGCCATCGCCTGATGTGCTTTTTGGTCTGCGCTGTTTGGTGTGTTCCAGCTGTGAGCCATCGCACACGCCATCCACGTAAACATAACGACCAGGACGAAACCTCCGAGCGTCTGGATGCGTCGCTGTGTCTTCTTCCTGCGCTCACGCTTGAGCTCACGCTGGGAGCAGATTGTGCAGATGCGATGACCACGGCCATAAGGCACAGCGTTCGGGCGGTTGCATTCGATGCAGGTTACTTTGATGTCCATTTGAGTTTTCCTATTCCTTATTGTTGTTATTCGGGGAGTGTTTGTCCCATGCGTTTACACAGGATCCATTGAGCGACCTCATATTCGGTTCGACCGATAGCATCAGCGATGCGCTTGATGGTCGACTGCCTGACAGCATGTCCACCGGAGAGCATCCGACAGACGGCTGATTTGTGGATGCCGAGCTTCTCAGCGATTTCCACTTGTGTATGTCCGTAAATCATGACCTCAATATTCCACACGTTGACACATTATGTCAACCCGTGCTAGGATGTTTATGTAGTTGGACGCTACACGGAACGATGACCGAGTGGTTGAAGGTGCACACCTGCTAAGTGTGTGAGCCCGAATGGGCTTCCTGGGTTCGAATCCCAGTCGTTCCGTATCTCGTTTGGAAGGATTAGGACAATGAACCAGGAACGGATTGACCTGAAGTGGAAGTGCGGACACACCGCCTTCATCATGGTCGGATTCTCGCAGGCTGACCTGCGCTACAAAATGGCCATGATGGCCTCGACGCTTGAGATCTGCGCTAGTTGCGAGAACAAACTCGCAATCGAACGCGCATGGAAGGTCACGCAGATGATTCTTCAGCCGACACCAGTCGCGCTGAGTGGGTCCGAGAAACAGATTGAGTGGGCACGCTCGATTCGCACCACGAAGTACGAAGCACTCGCACATGTGCTTGACTGCCTCCGCCATGCATACGAAACACGCCAGGACGAATGGCCAGCAATTGCACAAGCAATTACACATGTGGTCAATGACGTGTCTATTTGGCGGTCTTATACGCAATCAGGCGCCATCATCGACAGACGGAATATCAACTGGACGACAGCGTTTAGGAATGCCTTGAGTCGGGCAGGATTACATTTGGGAGGATTAGGATAATGACAATGTCGGAGACAATCGGTGCAATCGCGCCGGCGCTTGTGAAGGCACAGGCGGAAATCAAACCAATCGTGAAGGATTCGACGAATCCAGCGTTTCGCTCGAAGTACACTTCACTCGATGCCATCATGGAGGTCGTTCGACCAGTGATGGCGAAACATGGTCTGTTCGTCGTTCAGTCGGTGCTGGACACCATCGACGGAGAGCACAGCACCAGCATCACCGTCGAGAGTCGCGTGATTCACAGCTCAGGCGAGTGGATAGCCGGCGTCGTGCAGGTTCCAGTGATGCAACAGACATCGCACGGCTTCGGCAGCGCACTGTCGTATGGTCGACGCTACAGCCTCAGTGCACTTCTCAGCCTAGCATCTGACGAGGATGACGATGGCAATGGCGCGATAGGACAACAGCCACAACAACCACGCCAGCAGCTGAAGCCGGGACCGCCAGCGCAGAACACTGTTCGCAAACTTGCGCCAACACCGAAGCCGATACCGGGATACCACAACGGGTCGCACTTTGTCCTGGGAGAAGAGGAGCCGACAAACTGATGGAGATTCGAGGAAAGATAGGCAACGCGCCTGATCTGTTGAAATACGCGATGCGTGCAATGTCTGATTCCTATATGGAAGGACTCGAAGTCATTGGATTCGTCGCGACTCAAAGATTCCTGACTGCGATGAACGAGCATCTGAAGAATGAAGACAAGACCAGCCCGAACAAGTTGTTCGGGCTTCCGCTCGAAGTCCATCCAAACAGTGCTATGCAGCCGATGGTCATGGCGTTCATTACTGAAGCAATGTCCGAAGACGAAGCTCGTCGCACGATGCATTTCTATGTGAACGACGAGGAACCACAGGGTGAACCGTTGCAGATTGAAGGTGATGCATGACATCGGAGTGCTTCTACTGCGGAGCGATGTTCTGTCACTCTGCGAAAAAGGCTGGCGATCACATGCCAATACCTGAGCGAAACGGCGGCACGGACATTGTTCCGTGCTGTTCCGCTTGTCACGACATGAAAGACAGGATTCCACTAACCGAATGGCATTCTGTCGCATGGAAAGAAATCAATGCTTCATGGCCTTCATATGGACGATACACGAGGTTATTCCTGGCGAAGGCATTGTCGTTGATGACTGATTACAGTGCGAAATGTGAAGTCGAACGACAGAAGGAGAAGCGGAAGAAGTGACACTCACTGATTTTCAAACCATGGTGGCAGCGTTACCGACGTATTCACCTGAACCACCACGCATGGTGATTCATCGGAAGTATTACAACATGATGGTCCACGCAGCTTACAAAGCATCAAAGGCTGTACGCAAAGCGAAGGCACGGAAGAAACGCATCAATGCCCGGTGCGGGAGGTCGTAGGATGACAGACAATGAAGAATTTGAAATCGTTGATGGTATTACCGCACTTCAACGAATAAAAGAAGACCCTGAATACTGGATAAGACCTGTGTCATGGAACAAAGAATCCTACGTGGTTTTGCTAAATGACAATAAGCCGTTTTGTGCAAGAAACACTTGGTTTGATGGTCAACAAGCAGTAGAAGACATTATTCATTTACTTCTGAATGAACAATGGATTCTAGAACCAATCCTAGAAGATGGACCACCAGATGAAATTTGAACTGGCCTTTGAAGCCATGCGCCATGGCTACTGCATCACTGTGCAGGAAAACAAAGCTCTCTGGTACAGATACGATCAACAGATGCAGGCTATACGTGCATATGTGAACAGCCTGTTCATGTCATACAAGCTTGACTTCCCTACTGACCGCATCATGACTAAGGGCTGGCAGGTTGGTGTTTACATCGAAGGCAACTCACCACTATGGCTTGACATTCCATACGCCCACGACATCGAGCAGATTATGCAGTATGCCGAAATCGCAATGGAAGAACGCGAACAACGACTAGCAGGTATCAAATGACCAAACTTGTATGGATAACGCCCGATGCCGAGAAGGTCATCGGGTATTGCGCTCGAGTCTCAAACCCGGGAAACCAGGACAATCCTGACGTCACGAGGTTGCTTCGGTATTGTGTCGGTCATGGACACTGGTCAATATTTGAAATGGCCAGCATGTGCGTCGAGATAAAAACCACGAGGGCGATTGCAGCTCAGATTCTTAGGCACCGCAGTTTCTCGTTCCAGGAGTTTAGTCAGCGATACGCGACCGTGGTTGAGGACATCGATGTTCCGGAGATGCGCCTTGCTGGCTCCTACAATCGCCAATCAAGTCTTCCACTACCTGCGATGGAGGAACTCACCAAAGAACAGCAGGATGCGCTGTATTTGGTCGGTTCATCTATCGAGTTCGCGACAGATGTTTATCGTGATCTGATAAAGAATGGCATCGCTGCGGAGACTGCTCGCATGGTTTTACCACTCTGCACTCCGACCACGATGTACATG